CAACATCGCAGCGATTCGCACAGGGCTCCCGGCGATTTTCACTCCCGGAGTTTTCGCCGAAGTGAACATCAATAACCTCGCGACGCTTGTTCAGTCCATCGACCCGACCACTCTCGTCACGGGCGCGGGATTTAGCCTCGGGCTCACGCAGACGCTAAACTTATCGGGCATTGCGGCCTCGGGAACTTTCGTCTTAAACTACAACGGCAACACGAGTGCGGCGATAAACTGGAATGACCCAGTGGGCACAATCCAAACGAAAGTGCAGGCCGTTACCGGCCTCGCAGCCGCGACAGTTACCGGCTCGATTGCGGGCCAGAGCTTGGTCATCGCGCTCGGCGTGACGACCGCGGCGGGATTGATTTACGTAACCTCTAACAGTTTGCAAACCGGCGGCTCTGTTGCCATCACCTTTACCTACGCCGAAGGTTTTGCAAATACGCTTTTCCCGTCGACTCAGAAAAACCAGTTCAATGTTTCGACGGCGAACATCATCATTGTGGCCATGCAAATTTCGCCAGCATCCGCGACTGTCACGCATTTGCTCACACAACAGTTTACGGCGTCCGGCGGGTATGGCGCTTACACTTGGTCGATGCAATCAAATCCGAGCGGCGGCACTGTAAACGGCACCGGCCTCTATACCGCGGGCTCGGCTGGAAACACGGACGTAGTGAAGGCAACGGATGCGCTTGGAAACTCCATAACCGCGACAATAACGGTGGTGTAGATGACCCCTTTACAGCTCCTTCAGTACTACGCGAACTTGCTGATTTTGCAGTACTTGCAAAAGCCGAAAGCCTACGCGACGGCCCAAACCGTCGCGACAAATGCGATTTTGCCTCAGACGACAGTGCAGACCATCGCTTTCTCGGGCATTGCCGCGAGCGGCACTTTCATTTTGAACTACACTGCTTTTGGAACGACAACGCCGCTCCCGTCGTCGGCCATTAATTGGAACGACACCGCTTCGGCGATTCAAACGAAACTTCAAGCCATCACTGGCTTGGGGTCTGTTACGGTTACGGGTTCCATCGCGACAAGCCTCGTTATCACTTTTACCGGCGTCCCGCCCGTTGCACCACTCCTTACCGTTACGTCGAATTCTCTCACGACCGCGGGTTCGGCAGCCATTGCTCTTACAATCACTCAGACTGATACCACTCTGCCGCTCGCGCTCGCTCAAGCCTTTAACTTAAATTCGACATTTGGTGCTGTGGCGATTGGGAATCAGCTTACTCCGCTCGGAAAATACGTCGGCGTCACCCGAACTGGAACGCTTTCGACCGGCTCCATCACTCTAAGCGATGCGGATTTTTTAACGTTGATTCAATTCGCAGCACTTAAGAACAGCGCGGGTAGCGACCTTTCGTCGATGCAGAATTTGCTCCATCAGTTTTTTCCGAATGAAGTTTTAGTTTTCGACTACCAGAACATGCAGATGAGCTATTTGATTTCGTCGAGCATCGGGAGTCAGAACCTTGCGAAACTTTTGGTTGCTGAAAATCTTTTGTTCCGACCGATGGGCGTCCAGCTTGCCGCGACCACTTACGCGCCCATCATCACGACTTTCTTCGGATTTAGAACTTACACAATCAACACGGCCAACAATACGCCGTTTAACAGTTACACGTCATACAACATGAGCAGGCCTTGGCTTTCCTACGCCAATGCGCTCACGACATAGGGGGAGAAAATGGCCAGCAGGCTTTCACGGTACACACAACAAATATTTGGGAGCAGCGCTGGAGCGAACCAGATGGCCGAATTTGGGAGTTACGCGGCAAGCGCGCCCGCGACCTATTCCGGTTCGACCATCACTCCCGCTATCATCCAGACGCTTTCTAATTATTTGTCGGGATGGTTCGGCGCAGTCGTCGGCGCGAACAGTCCGGCCATCGAGGACATGAACGCGCTCTGCTATCTCTTCGCGTACCAGCTCACCTATCTCATGCAGGTTGGCGTGGCCGAATGGGATTCAGGGACAACATATTTTAAAGGCGACATCGTCAACTCCGGTGGTGTCCTGTACGTCTCGATCACCGATAACAATTTGAACAACGCGGTTACAGTCGCAGCGAACTGGCAAGCCCAAGAAAATAACATCCAGTCGATCAATCCCGGTTCTACCCCGACCGTGACTTTGACCGCTCCCGGCGCTAACCTTCCGGGCAGTTCTGGCTCGACTTATTTAGTGAACTCGGCAAACGGAGCTTGTACTTTCAATGCACCTGCGCCGACAAAAGGTCTTTACTTTACAATTAAAGATTCTGGGGGTTTGGCGGGAACGAATAACATCACGCTTCATAGAAACGCCGCTGAATCTATTGAAGGTTTGGCCGCGGACTACATTATGCAAGCCAATTGGGGCGAATGGATTTTTTCAAGTGACGGAACCAATTGGTTCCTGGTAGGGAGATAATATGGCAAATCGAGTAGTAAAGACGTTTACGGCAAACGGTTCTATCACCATTCCGGCGGGAGTGGGGATAGTTACTTGTGTCGGTCGGCGCGCATTTCCAGGTTTGCAAAAGCAAAGCAATTCTTTTATCGACCCTTTGGGGAACGCCTACATTTGGGGTCGAGGAACGTCCGGCCAGCTCGGGAATGCGACTGCGACAACGGTAAGTTCTCCGGTTGTCGTTCTCGGCGGTTTAAATTTACTAAGTTGTGCCATCGACGCGAACACCGACAACTCGACTTTTGGAATCACCACGCAGGGCCAACTTTACGGTTGGGGTATCAATTCCAGCGGACAACTTGGAACTGGGAACGTAACCGCGGTGAGTTCTCCGACGGCGGTTCTCGGAAGCCAGCGCTACCGAAAAGTGGTCGCGAAATCAAATGTTCTCGCGCTCACTCTCACCGGCCAGCTTTATTCTTGGGGTAACAATCCTCTCGGAGTTACGGGGAACGGAACCGCGACGGGTACGCCAAACAGTTCGCCCATCATCGTTCTCGGTGGTTTGACCTGGCAGAACATGATGAAAATCAACAGCTCTGCCGACAACAGTTATGGTCTTACGACCGCTGGAGCAATTTACGGTTGGGGAGCAAATGCGAATGGACAGCTCGGCGTAGGCGATGTGACTGCGCGAAGTTCACCCGTCATAGCCCTCGGTGGTCTTACCTTTCAAGCTTTCGACGGCGGCTCCGACTTAAACGGATTCAACTATGTCCTCGCTTTAACGACTGCGGGCGCAGCGTATGCGTGGGGTGGAAACTCGAGCGGACAACTCGGCGTCGGTGACGTAACAGCGCGAAGTTCACCCGTCGCAGTTCTCGGCGGTCTTACTTTCGCGAGCATCTATTGTAACGCTCTTGGATCAAACTATGGCCTCACCGCCGCCGGAGTTGCCTATGCTTGGGGACTAAACACGAACGGACAACTCGGCGTCGGCGATGTGACGGCACGAAGTTCACCCGTTGCTGTTCTCGGCGGCCTGACCTTCGCGAAACTGATCACCTATGGCGGGGACTTAGGCTCGAACTCTGAAACGGTTTACGGTTTGACCGCCGCGGGCGCGCTGTATGCTTGGGGCCTTAACAATGCCGGGCAACTCGGCGTTGGCGATGTGATTCCGCGAAGCTCGCCGGTCGCGGTTCTCGGTGGCCTTACGTTCATCGATGTTCAAGTCGGTAACGCGAATGCAGCGACAAGCGTCTTTGGTTTGACGTCAACTGGACAAGTTTACGGATGGGGTGCGAACTCCAACGGAGACTTAGGACTTGGCGACGTTAATGCGCGAAGCTCACCCGTCGCGATTCTTGGCGGTCTTCTCGCGAACACGAATGATATTTTTACCACGACAATCATTCCGGTTGTTCCTGGCACAACTTATGCCGTTAACATCGTCCAGTTTAACGCCGTCTTCGGCACGACTGGAGTAGGAAATGGTCTCTCCCAATTGCAGGTTATCTATGACCAATAGGCCCCAAGTCGTGAATCCCATCACTCCCGGTACGAAGTTCTCGCACCGGGACACCATTTCTCTTCCCATCATGCACCTTCCGCTGTTCCGCTCGCACATCGCGATTCAAAATAAGGTGGAGAAGAATTTGCTTTTTAAAACTTGGGGTGGTTTGGGAGACCAGATTTGCGCGGAGCCTACTTTAAGATTCGCTCTTAAAAATGTGAAAGACGCGAAAATTTCTCTCGCGAGTGAGTGCCCATCTTTGTTTTCGCATTTGAAATTTCATAAGGTGTTTGACATCAAAGAAGTTCTCCCGCATTGGGACAACTTCTTTTGCTTCGATACTATCACGCCGCCCGATGAAACCAATTTAGTTTGGCAGTTTTTCTCGCACATGATTGTAAACTGCGTCGATTTTCCTTCGCTCTGTGCCCTTCGTTGCCAGCTTCCGATACCCGACCGTGAAATCATTTTGGCTCCTGATATTGAAAATCCGCTCTTCGCGGGCGAGGAAAACGTTTTGATTCATCCGGGCCGCCACTGGGAAACGAAAACGTTCCCAAAAGATTGGTGGGATGAGGTCATCGCGGGCCTTGTCTATGCTGGTATTAAACCTATCTTGATCGGCGCGGATACCGACGACAATCGCGGAACGGTCGACGTCGATGCGTCGAACTGCATCGATTGCCGAAATGTCCTCTCAGTCTCCGAAAGCGTTTGGCTCTGCCAACGCGCAAAAGTCCTTTTGACCAATGATTCGAGCCCGCTGCACATGGCGGCTTCGCGGAACCCGAAAGACCCCGCGACCGGCCAAACTTGGATAGGGTACATCGCGACTTGCAAGCATCCGGATTTTATCACCCATTGGCGCACGCCGCCCGGCGAATTAAAACCCGTCTGGCAATGGCGCGAAGAAAACCTCGGCGTCGGCGGTATTTGGGAAACCATCGACATTTGCCCGAATAAGGCCAACAAAGTGGTGGTCGATAAAGTCGATGAAGACACCTTGCGGACTTGGCTCCCGACCCCTGCTTCAGTTGTGAAATGGACAAAGGAAAAGTTACATGCAAACTAAAAAATACGATTTAGGTCTCCGTGATTTAGTCACCTTTCGGCCCGGCACTTGTGACGAGGAACTTATTCGCCGCATCTTGATCGACAAAATCGAGTATTCGCTTTTCGTCGGTTGCCATCCAAAAATTATTTTTGACGTTGGGGCCAACATCGGTGCGACGTCTTTACTTTTCGCGAACGTGTACCCCGAAGCGAGCATTTATTCTTTCGAGCCGGAGCCTGAGAATTTTAAACTCTTGGCCGAGAACACCAAAATGTATCCGCGAATCAAAGTTTTTGAGAC